TGCTCGAGGACGCTGTCCACATGTCTCACAAATAGGTCTCATAGTGTATTTAACACGGACCTTTAAAGGGATTTGTCAAATAAGGGTGTTTTTAGGGTGTTCTTATAAATAGTTATAACGAATTATAAAACCTTGATTGAGGAAGAAAAACATGGCACTAATATCACCAGGCGTAGAAGTTACAGTCATTGACGAAAGTAACTATGCTCCATCAGCAGCAGGAACAGTAGCAGCGATTGTTGTTGCGACTGCACAAGATAAAACAAGTGGCACTGGCACAGGCACAGCGGCAGGAACAACCGCAGCAAATGCTGGTAAGTCATACTTGATAGGAAGTCAAAGAGAACTTACAGCGACCTTTGGTAATCCATTATTTTATAACACAGCAACAGGTACACCAATTAATGGTTACGAACTTAATGAATATGGCTTGATGGCTGCATACAGTTTACTTGGTGTAAGCAACAGAGCATATGTTATCCGTGCAGACGTTAATCTAGCTGAATTAGCACAAAGCACAAGCCGCCCACTAGGCAATCCAACAGGTTCAACAGTTTGGTGGGACATGAGCACAGATACACGCTGGGGTATTTTTGAATGGAACCAGAGCACAGGTATATTTACTAATAAGGTACCAACAGTAATTACAAGCACAACTGATCTAACAGGTGGTGTTCCAAAAACATCAATTGGCGCAATTGGCGATTATGCATTNGTTGCAACAAACACAAGCAATCCTGTGTACTATAAGAACCGTAGCAATGCTTGGGTACTAGTAGGAAGCACTAACTGGATGATTGCACATCCAACAATTGCTGGCACAGTAGCAAACGGCACTCTTGTAAATGGTAACACAATTACTATTAACTCAGCCACAGTTACACTAAGTGGAACAACTGTAGCAGCTCTTGCAACTAGTATTAACAATGCAAGTATTGATGGTGTTACTGCAGCCGCAGTTGACGGAAAGATTGAAATTTATGCAACAAATCTTGCAGAATCAAACGGAAGTGTTGCAGATGGTAAAATTATTCTTGCAAATGCAAGTGGCACAATCCTAACTGTAGGTGGACTAACAGCAGGCACATATGCAAGACCACTTATTGCGCAGGATCCACACTACACAGTGCCAGCGTTTAAATCAACAGACACTGTTCCACGTCCTTCAGGAAGTGTATGGGTTAAAACAACTTCAAGCAACAGTGGATTCCTAGCAGACGTCAGCACATATGATAGTGCTACGGCAGCATTTGTTGGTGGTAATGCACCGGCATATACAAACGATCAGACTGCACTTAAGAGCTTAGACACAGCAGGCGGTAGTAATATTACAGCAGGCAGTTTTTATGTACAGTATGACGTTAGTGAGAATGATACAGTAACTTACAAATTGTTCAAGCGTTACGAATCGGGTCCATTAATTGTAACTGGATTGATTAATTCAGCAACACCTATGACATCGTCAGAAACTTTCACTATCCAGGCAAGTGTTGCAAACAGCGCAACATTAACAACTGCAGTGACAGTAACACTAGGTGGCACAGGTATTGCAGATCTTGCAACCGCAATTAATGCTGCTAACGTAGCAAACGTAAGTGCAAGTGTAACAACTGGTGGTAACATCCAGATTACACATGCATTAGGCGGCGTACTTTTAATGAAAGACACTAGTGGTACTCCACTAGTAGATGCAGGTATTACAACAAGTATTACTACTAAGCAAGTTCGTGCAGGTAACAATAGTGATATTATCGTAAGTAACTGGATTGCAGACACATACACAGCAAGTACAAGTGCTCCAAGTGCAAATCCAACTGATCTAACATATTGGTATCATGGTGGATTTGCAGCAGACATTATGATTCATAATGGAACTACATGGCAAGGTTATCAAAATGTAACTGACACACGTGGTTTTGCACTAGCAAATACAGATCCAGAAGGTGTTATCTTTAGCACCACAGCACCGACTACACAAAGTGACTTAACTGCACTAGTGAATGGTGACTTGTGGATTGATACAAGTGATTTAGAAAATTATCCGTCACTATACAGACGCCAAACAGTAAACAGCGAAGCAACTTGGGTAGCAATTGATAAGACAGACACAACTACAGAAAATGGCATTATCTTTGGTGATGCACGTTTTATGGGTGATGCTACAACAGACGTTGTTACAGGAACAATACCAACAACTAAAACATTGTTAGCAAGCGACTACTTGGATATTGATCGTCCAGATCCAACAATTTATCCACGTGGTATGATGTTGTTTAACACACGACGCAGTTCATATGGTGTTAAGCGGTTTAGAAGTAATTACTTCTCACGCACTAACTTTAGTGACACAAGCGTTTATCCAACGCTTCCTACAGAAAAGGATGCATGGGTAACATCAAGTGGATCAAAGTTTGGACGCAAAGCACAAAGACAGATTGTTGCAACAGCAATGAAATCTGCACTTGATGCAAGCACAGAGCTTCGTGAAGATGCAAGAATCTTTAACACTATTGCAGCACCAGGTTATCCAGAGCTAATTAGCAACATGGTAAGCCTAAACAACGACAGACGTCAAACAGCATTTGTAGTAGGCGACAGTCCATTGAGACTAACAGCAACAAGCACTGCTATTGAGAACTGGGCAACAAACACAGCGGCAGCAACTGACAACAACGAAGATGGACTAGTAACTAGCGATCCATACTTGGCAGTGTTTTATCCAAGTGCAACAACAAATGACCTAAGTGGCAATAGTATTGTTGTTCCACCAAGTCATGCAATGCTTAGAACAATTGCTAGAAGTGATGATATTAGTTTCCCATGGTTTGCACCAGCAGGCACACGCCGTGGACTAGTAGACAACGTTGCAAGTATTGGTTACATCAACAGTGTAACAGGTGCATTTGTTAATGATAACATTCGTGAGAGTGTAAGAGATACACTGTATACAAACAGAGTGAATCCAATTGCATTCTTTAGCGGAAGTGGTATTCTTAACTATGGTAACAAAACTCGTGCAGCAAGTACTAGTGCGCTAGATCGTATTAACGTAGCACGTTTGACAGGTTATCTAAGACGTCAACTACAAACAATTGCTACAGGCTTTGTGTTTGAACCAAACGATAAGATTACTAGAGACGAGCTAAAGCAGCAAGTTGAACAGACACTTAACGATTTGGTTGCAAAACGTGGTGTGTTTGATTACTTGGTAGTCTGTGATGATTCAAACAATACACCAGGCAGAATTGATCGTAACGAACTATATGTTGATGTTGCTATTGAACCTACAAAGGCTGCGGAATTTATCTTTATTCCAATCAGACTTAAGAACACAGGTGAGATTGCAAGCGGAAACGTAGCGGCAGCAAGCAGCGTTTAATAAAAACTAACAAATATGAGGGGTAAAAATACCCCTCATTTTTTATGACTGGAATTAGATAAATACTTTTATAATTAATTAGGAGCGAAACAAAATGTCAGTTTCATCATTAACAAAGTTTACAGTGCCGTTAGACGGTGATCAGAGTGCAGCAAGTCAAGGCTTGCTTATGCCAAAACTTAAATACCGCTTCCGTGCATCATTTGAAAATTTTGGTGTTAGCAGTCCTCGTACAGAAATGACCAAACAGGTTATGGATATTACACGCCCTAGTGTAACATTCGAAGAGTTTGAAGTTCCTGTATACAACAGTAGAGTGTATTTGATTGGTAAACATAGTTGGGATTTAATTACAGTCAACCTACGCGATGATGTGAATGGTGCAGTTACTAAATTGTGTGGAGAGCAAGTACAAAAGCAGTTTGATATGATGGAGCAGAGTAGTGCAAGTTCAGGCATTGACTACAAGTTCATCACACGCTTTGAAATTCTAGACGGCGGCAACGGTGCAAACGCACCAAGTGTGCTTGAGACTTGGGAACTATACGGCTGCTTTATTCAGAACATCAACTATGGTGATCTTAACTATGCAAGTCAGGAACCTGCAACGGTTGCAATGAGTATTAGATTTGACAATGCAGTACAATCACCACTAGGTGACGGCATTGGTGCTACGGTAACGAGAACACTAGGTCAAACTATTACTGGCTAATAGGAGTTATTCTAAATGGCTAGTGTAAACCCACTACTATCACCCTTAGCTCAAGGCGAAACAATGCGCGATTATAAACATGCGTCGCGCACTTTTGTTGACAATAACTTTGAATTACAGCCTAGACACGGCAATCTCTTTCATGTAGTATTTGAATTTACTGCAGAAGCACAGGGTCTGTTTAACACAGTTGAAAAACTTGAGATGCCCATTCTTGTCAAAAGCATAGATTTGCCATCATACAGCATTGATGTACAAACACATAATCAGTATAATAGACAAGTACAAACACATCATAAGATTAGTTACAATCCAGTAAATGTAGCATTCCATGATGATGTAAAAGAACTTATACGCAATCTTTGGCACAAGTATTATGCGTTTTATAGTGCCGACCCGACCTATAGTTTAGACAGTAATAGTTATAATACACAGGATAGATACGCAAACAGAACTCAACAACAGTGGGGCATGCAGCGTGGTAATAAACGTTTCTTTAAAAACATTAAAATCTACAGCATGCATAATCATAAGTTTGCAGAGTATACATTAATCAATCCTATTATTACAAGTTTTAATCATGATAATCATGCCTATGCAAATGGTGGATTAATGCAACATAGTATGACACTTGCTTATGAAACTGTAAAATATGCAACTGGATTTGTAAATGACGTAAGTCCAACTGGCTTTGGTGAAATACATTATGACGTTGAAACCAGTGATCTAAGTAATGGAAATCCATTCGGACAAGCATTCATTGATGGTCAACTTGTCAATACAAATGGACAACGTCCTGCAGATTTATTCAGTAGTAATTTAGGTACTATTAGCAGCCAAGGTATATTGTTTGATAACTTGAGTAATTTGTCATTTGGATCTGTAATTAGTACAGCATTAGGAAAAGTTGCAAGTAACCTATTAACAGGACAAAAGCCTACAAGTAATATACTAGTACCATTTATTGGCAAGGCATCTATAAAAGATCTTGATGCAAACGATGTTACAAGTATAGTAGTTAATAATCAAACTAATTTTGGAACAAATGATAGTGTAAGCAGCCAGGGACAAAGTATTGGTAATCCATTATTTACAAATACAGTTACTAGTACACAGCAAACAAATGTGGGCTATGCTAGTACTATTCCTAACACAACAGGTACAGTTGGTGTTCCTAATAGAATAAGCGATGTAACAACTTATATAAAACAGAGCACAAGTGCAAATACACGAAGTGCTTCAGTTAATCTTGCAAAACAAAGACTACAAGATCCTAATCTTAGCGCAGAACTGCGCCAATACTACAGTGAAAAAATAAGGCTAAGTAATCTATAATGGCACAAGATACAAATTTACCAATTGCAAACCCAGCAGATAGTTTTGACCAGCGTGTTCAAGACTACTTTACTAACTACTTTACTGCTCCGATTAAGATGACTGATCAGGAATATGAAGCAGCAAAAAGTTTTTTTGTAGCAAGAACTAGTAATGAACAAGCCGCCGCTGCACTAACTGCAGCCACTATACAGTCAGCAAACGAACTAGACTTGTTTATTTTAGATGTTATTGCACAGTTTGAAAGTACCGGAGATTTAAAAAGTGCTATCCCTACATTTTTAAACATGAGTCGCAGTGGCAGAAGTCTATTAGGTTATGAAGCAGACATTACTCCAAATGAGAATACAGCACGCCAAGTGAGTGCATAATGTTTAGTCGTAACAAATATGCCAATGGCATATACACCATAACAAATCCTGGGAAATACAACGGAAACAAAGAGCCTAGATATCGCAGTGGATGGGAACATGCATTTATGCGATTTTGTGATAACAATCCAGCAGTTATAAGTTGGGCAAGTGAAGCAATAACAATACCTTATCGTAATCCACTTACCGGAAAAGGTACAGTTTATGTACCAGACTTTATTGTAATGTATCAAGACAAACGCGGCAATAAACATGCAGAGCTTATAGAGATTAAACCTAAAGCACAAACAATGCTAACAGAAAAGACTCGCGAGAAAGAAAAACTTTCAATTGCTATTAATCATGCTAAATGGGAAGCGGCTGCAAAGTGGGCAAAGCATAACGGACTACGCTTTAGAGTAGTAACAGAAGATGATATTTTCCATAACGGTAAACGCTAAGGATAACTATTAGTATGACAAAAAAACTAGAAGAATTATTTGATGTGTTGCCTGCAGATGAACTAGACATCACAGCACAAGAAAATAGTGCAGTTGTAGAGGCTGTAACTGCTAAAGATTTGCCGCAAATACAAACCGCACTTTCTAATGTAGATAAGATTGATGCTGCATTGCCTAGTGTAAGCGAACTTGGTACCAGCGATAAAGAGATGGATGACATTGCAGTGTTAGCACAGGATACGTTCAAAGACCTAATGGATTTGGGTATGAATGTAGAAGCACGTTTTAGTGGTGAAATTTTTAGCAATGCTGCTCGTATGTTGGACACAGCACTAAGCGCAAAGAATGCAAAAATTAATAAAAAATTGCGCATGGTTGATTTACAACTGAAAAAAGCAACATTAGATGCTAGACTTGCAAAAGAAGCAAAAGCCAATGGCGAAGAAGTTGAAGATGGCGACGGGCAGACAGTTGATCGGAACCAACTTCTCATGGAAATCCTCGGCAGAAATTCTAACGCAAAGTAATAAATACACTACTATATAAGGAACATCGTAATGAAAAGTTTAAAGAGTTATCTCGTTGAAAGCGAACAAACATACAAGTTTCGTATCAAAATGGCTGAAACCCTCAGTGACGAAACAATGGATGCACTAGAATCTGCTTTACAAAAGTATGATCTAAAGAGTATGAGCAAGCCAAAGAAAACTCCAATAACTGAACATCCTATGGATTTTCAAACACTACAAAACGCAGAAGTGTTTATCATGGATGCTGAACTTAACTATCCAGTAACTGCACATCAACTTTATGAATATATTTCACAAACAGTTGGAGTTCCGGCAAGTCACTTGGTAGTAATTAATCAAGATCATCCTGAGGAAATGGCTCGCGAAGAAGCAATTACCGAAGAAGGCGAAGAGTATACTGCAAAGTTAGACAGTGATTATGAAGATGCAAACAATGCTAAAGATAGTTTTGGTGATGAGTATAATGAAAATATGCTAAAAAGTATTGAAACACGCAAATATGAGTTTGCTAATAAGGACGACTAATGAAAGATCTGTATAAAGCAATTGATGCACTAAAAAATATTGTAAATGAAGCGCCACCGCAGGGCAGACAAGATGGGCCTGGTACTAGACAAGGCACGACACCAAAACCAAAGCCTGCAGGTCCTGCAGCATATAACAGTGTTGGTGATATGATGAAAGCAATATCAACACCTGGCAGACAAGGTGTAGCAGATCCAAAGCAGAGTGCAAGGAATGTTGCAGCGGCACAACCAAAGCCTGCACCAGCAGCACCTAAACCAAAACCAGCAGCATTTACAGGTAGACCTGATGATGCGCAAAAGCCAGCAGCAGCACCAAAAATTAATCCAGCAGTACCTGCAGCAGGGCCAGTTAGAGCAAATCCAATTAATCCTCAGGCTATGGCTGCAACTAAAGCAGCGGCAAGTGTAGTAAATGCACCTAAACCAGCAGCACCTGCTCCTAGAGCAAAAGTAAAAGCAACTGCAGCAAACACTAAAGATTATGATAAAACAGTAGCACTACAAAAGAAACTAGGCGTAACTGCAGATGGTATTATGGGTCCAAGTACTCGCGCAGCAATGAAAGCAGCAGGCAGCCCAGAACCAACAGGAACAGCTCGTAAAGTAAGCACAGTGGCACCAGATGCAGCACCAACTAAAACAGCAAGCACTCCAACAGATGCTGGTGAATTTGCAACTGCAGCACCAACGCAAGCCGCATCTGGACAAGACGCTGCTAAAGCAAGAGTTGCTAGAAGTAATGCAGCACTAGCAAAAGATTTTGG